TAGTATACACATCTACAAATACTTCTTCTCAGGCAATCGATACATTCGATCTGCCGACAGAGAAGGTTATCAACTATAAAGTCCATGTAACTGCAGGAAACACCACGTGGTATTCTCTGTTGGATGTCAGTCACAACGGAATCCAAGCCTCTGAACAACAAACTGCTCTGGCACAGACTGGAATTACTCCACTCGAGTTTGTAGTATCGATTGCAAATAACAGTGGCACCGTTAATGTCACACCTACTGTGATACCAACTACGTTTAGCATCGAAAGGTTGGCTACACTCTGTAACCTGTATTCAGAGAATACACTGAGTGGAAGAAACATTCAGACTGAAGAAGGTCTTGGTATCTATTTTAATAGCGCAAATAATATTACTATTCGCCAATCAAATAATAATGTATTCGCATACGCAAATGCATATATCACATCTGGTGTAATGGGTCCGATCAAGACTAAGTCAAATATTCTGAGTGAATGGACTGCAGCAAACGGATCTATTCGTACGATTGATGGTGACTATCAGGTTGCAATCTCATCCGGTCAAAAAGATAATTGCCAGACTCAAGAAATTGCTGTATCTCCAGGCAAAAGATATATTTTAACTGGAAATGCTTATTATACAACAGATCAAAACTATTCGCACACTCTAGAAGATAGGGATACGGGCCCGTCCCGAATTGAAATTGGCACGCGTTTTGGAGATAATGACTACGGCGGTTATATTGCAAATACTTCAGACAATGCATTCTCTATTGTGTTTTCACCAACCTCAAATAGTGCTCATGTATCATTTGGCTTTGGTGATATCAATAACCGGCTTTTTGTGAAAAATATCGAATTAAAAGAATATGTACCATTCCATACATACAACCAAGACGAAGGTGCTATCTATATCAAGTGGGATGCAGTTGCTGCCGGAAATACCATCCTCAGTTTAAATTCAAACAACGCAAATAATAGAATCTATGTCGATTCTTCAAATAATATATTCGTTAATACCACTAACTGTGGTTCTCAACAGGTAACAAATAAAATTGTATTGAATTATAACGCAGACGGAATAAGTATAAGTCGAAACGGAAATTCTATCATCACGGCATCAGAAACTTTCAATAAATATATTGCAAATGCAGTTTTTGCTTCAATTCCATATGAGTTTGCATACATGTCAAGCAATATATCAAACACCGTAATGGTAGCGCTATCGAATGTCTAAAGATACAATTCACTTATTTAATAATGTTTCTGTAAAAGGTATTATTGCTAACGGATATATTGGATCCGCTGGTCAAGCGCTGCTTTCAAACGGAAGCGCAGTATATTGGGGAGCTGGTGCTGGATTCACCGGTTCAAAAGGCGACAAGGGTGATCCAGGATCATTTGGTGGAGCTGCATTCGATTATACGTTCAGCACAGATGTTACGTTATCAGACCCTGGCGACGGGTATCTGAAATTCAATAATACTAACCTATCTAGTGCCACGACTCTTATTATCAATGACGTAGATGATACTACGGCTTCTGTTTACAATTATTTGCAGACAATCGACGATTCAACATCAGCAATCAAAGGCCACTTCACGGTTACGGAGAATGGCAATACAGCTAACTTCTCACAGTTTTCAATCGTCGGTTCTCATACTCATTCCGGAAATAGTTTCCAGGTACCGGTTGCTTTCCTAGCAGGTTCGACTTCATTTGCAAACGGTCTTGATATAATTATCACGTTTGCAAGAACCGGCGACCGCGGTGATACTGGATATACTGGATCTATCGGTTTCACTGGATCGCAAGGATCAATCGGTTTTACAGGATCGCGTGGTGCAACTGGTTTCACCGGAAGTCAAGGTTTTACTGGTAGCCAAGGCAATATCGGTTTTACTGGTTCAAAGGGTGATATCGGTTTCGCAGGTTCGTCCGGTTTTACGGGTTCTGCATCGGTTGTCCCAGGTCCAATTGGCTATACTGGTAGCCAAGGTTTTACCGGAAGCCAGGGCGCTACAGGTCCTACCGGGCCCCAGGGCGCGCAAGGTGTTACAGGTTTTACCGGAAGTTTAGGATTTACCGGTTCACAAGGTGCAGGATTTACCGGAAGCCAGGGCGCAACAGGTCCACAAGGACCAATTGGTTTCACTGGATCTTCAGGTTTTACCGGTAGCCAAGGTGCACAAGGGCCGATTGGTTTCACGGGTTCAAAGGGCGATGGCGGTCCACAGGGTGTTACCGGGTTTACTGGATCTGCCGGCTTTACAGGTAGCCAAGGTGCGCAAGGCCCTATAGGCTTTACCGGTTCGCAAGGTGCTCAAGGTACAACAGGTTTCACCGGTTCGCAAGGTGCTCAGGGTCCAATTGGTTTTACCGGTTCGCAAGGTCCTCAAGGTACAACAGGTTTCACTGGTTCAAAAGGCGATGTAGGATCGACTGGTCCGACCGGTCCGCAAGGCACAACCGGCTTTACCGGCTCGCAAGGTGCCCAAGGTCCGCAGGGAGCAATCGGATTTACGGGTTCTCGTGGTGACGTAGGCTTCACAGGTTCTCAAGGCGCACAAGGTGCACAAGGACCTATTGGATTCACTGGCAGCCAGGGCGATATCGGCTTTACTGGTTCACAAGGTGCTACTGGTCCTCAAGGTCCTACTGGCTTCACAGGATCTCAGGGTGCACAAGGTGTTATTGGTTTCACTGGTAGCCAAGGTGCTCAAGGCGCGACCGGCTTCACAGGAAGTCAAGGTGCCCAGGGTACAACAGGTTTTACTGGTTCTGTTGGTGCAACGGGTCCTCAGGGTCTTATAGGTTTCACTGGTAGCCAAGGTGCAACAGGTCCTCAAGGTCCTCAAGGGATTATTGGTTTTACTGGTAGCCAAGGTGCAACAGGTCCTCAAGGTCCTATTGGATTTACGGGAAGTCAAGGTGCCCAGGGTACAACTGGATTTACAGGTTCCCAAGGTGCGCAAGGCCCTATTGGATTTACTGGTTCTGCCGGCTTCACCGGCAGTCAAGGAGCTCAAGGACCAATTGGATTTACTGGATCTCTTGGTGCTCAGGGACCAATTGGTTTCACAGGTTCGCAAGGTCCGCAGGGTACAACTGGATTCACTGGTAGTGTTGGATTTACCGGGTCATTAGGTTTCACCGGTTCCAAGGGCGATATTGGTTTCACCGGCTCAAGAAGCAATTCTTATATTGGAAACACGGCGCCATCTTCACCGGCGGCTGGTGATACCTGGTGGAATTCAGATACCGGTAGATTATATGTTTACTACAATGACGGTAATACCGTCCAGTGGGTTCAGGAGTCTGCTCGCGGTCCAGAAGGATACACTGGTTCTCAAGGTGCTACTGGATTTACTGGATCTGTTGGATTTACCGGGTCATTAGGTTTTACTGGTTCTGCGGGTTTCACTGGTAGCCAAGGTTCTACAGGTTTTACTGGATCTCGTGGCGCTGATGGTAACTTCGGTGGCGCTACTTTTGATTATACGTTTGATACAACAACTACTGCTTCAGACCCTGGTACAGGTCGTATAAGATTCAATAATGCTAACGTAACGTTGGCTACAGCGATGTATATTGACTCGTCAAACGATGGCGCAACAGATATTACATCATTCTTAAATACTATTGATGACTCTACAAGTACAATTAAAGGTCACTTTAGAGTTTCGAATAGATTAGACGCGTCTGATTTTGCACTATACACCATTTCTAGTATTACTAATAATACTGGTTGGTTTACTGTTAACTGTGCATATGTTTCTGGTTCTGCTACATCTTTTACAAACCTAGAAGATATTATTATCACCTTTGCAAGAACAGGTGATCGTGGCGATACTGGGTTTACAGGTTCTGTGGGTGCGCAAGGACCAATTGGTTTTACTGGTTCACAAGGTGCTACAGGTCCTCAAGGTCCTACTGGGTTTACTGGTTCTATCGGTGCCCAGGGTCCTATCGGTTTCACAGGTTCACAAGGTGCCACCGGTCCTCAAGGACCTCAAGGTCTTATTGGTTTTACTGGTAGCCAAGGTGCAACAGGTCCAACCGGGGCTACAGGACCACAAGGCACAACCGGCTTTACTGGATCTCTTGGGGCTCAAGGTCCAATCGGTTTTACTGGATCCCGCGGATTTACTGGATCTCGTGGTAATTCATATATTGGTAATACAGCACCTTCGTCTCCATCTACAGGCGATACTTGGTGGAATTCCGACACAGGACGTTTATACGTTTACTACGATGATGGCAATACCGTCCAGTGGGTACAAGAGTCGGCTAGAGGTCCAGAAGGATATACTGGATCGCAAGGTGCTACAGGATTTACTGGATCTGTTGGCGCCCAAGGTACAACCGGCTTTACTGGATCTCTTGGTGCACAAGGACCTCAAGGTCTTATTGGTTTCACAGGTTCTCAAGGCGCCGGTGGCCCTCAGGGTCCAATTGGATTTACTGGTAGCCAAGGTGCAACTGGTCCTACAGGACCACAAGGACCTATTGGTTTCACTGGTTCACAAGGTGCAACAGGCCCGCAAGGAACGACTGGATTTACAGGAAGTCAAGGTGCAACTGGTCCTACAGGACCTACTGGACCTACTGGACCACAGGGGCCAATTGGATTTACCGGAAGTCAGGGCGATAAAGGTGGTGTAAGATACGCGTTTAGTACCACAACAACCGACGCCGACCCTGGAAATGGAACGATTCAATACAACAATGCCACGATTGGTTCAGTAACACAAATCTTTATTGACAATGTCGATGCCGCCGGTATAACTCAAACCGCATGGTATGATACATGGGATGATAGCACTAATAGCGTTCGCGGCCAGCTGACAATTGTCGGAAATCTGGCAGGTAGTACAGTTGTTAATATTTTCAATGTAACTGGCGCTGTTACTGTCGCTACTGGCTATTATAAGATTCCGGTGTCTTATGTTTCTGGATCGTTACCAACTAACGCAGCGGCTTTAGTAGTTAATTTTTCACGTACCGGTAACCTTGGATTTACAGGATCTCAGGGGGCACAAGGCACAACTGGATTCACCGGTTCTCAAGGCGCCCAAGGTCCTACGGGGCCACAAGGAACAACTGGTTTCACTGGATCTCTTGGTGCTCAAGGACCAATTGGTTTTACCGGTTCACAGGGCGCTACAGGTCCTACTGGGCCAACCGGCCCCCAGGGAACAACCGGCTTTACTGGTTCACAGGGCGCTACCGGACCAACCGGACCAACAGGTCCTACAGGGCCACAAGGAACCACTGGTTTCACTGGTAGCCAAGGTGCTACTGGCCCAACTGGCCCAACTGGACCACAGGGTCCACAAGGTACAACTGGATTTACTGGATCGCAAGGTGCAACCGGGCCAGTAGGACCGACAGGTCCTACTGGACCACAAGGAACCACAGGTTTCACTGGATCTGTTGGTGCACAAGGTGTTATTGGTTTCACTGGATCGCGAGGATTCACAGGATCGCGAGGAAATTCATACATTGGCAATACTGCCCCAAGTAGTCCAGCAGATGGTGACACTTGGTGGAACTCTGATACCGGTAGATTATACGTTTATTATAACGATGGCAATACAGTTCAGTGGGTACAAGAGTCAGCTAGAGGACCTGAAGGATATACTGGTTCATTAGGATTTACTGGATCAATCGGCTTTACCGGATCACAGGGTCCTATTGGTTTTACTGGTTCACTAGGTGGCACCGGACCGACCGGTCCTACCGGACCAACAGGTTTCACAGGATCAGGTGGTGCATTATTAACAGCTGTAGATGATAGAATCATTGAACCAAGTGCTCTAGCAGCATCTAGAATGAATTTTGGTTTCACATCATTTAATAATAATAATACTTCGCCATATGGAGACTATTTCCATCTAAGAAGTTATAGTGATGCATCAGGAGGAAATGACAACCTGGTCATGTTCCGTAAAGATGCTATTGGTATGCGTATTTGGCAAGCGCCATACGGTAATACAAGTGCCTATGCAACTTATAATGATGTAGTGTTGGCAAATAGTACTGGCCACTCTACTGTAACTGGATCATTTAGAGCTCCAGTTTTTTATGATAGTGATAACGTCAATTATCTTGTTGATCCTAGCGGCACTTCTGTTCTTCATGCATTAACTTTAAATACTACAGTCGATAGAAAAGTATCTTTCACTAGAACCGGCGCAAATACATTCACAATTGAGCACGATACCTCTAGAATGTATTTCTATAATCCGGGGACTACTAATACGATTCTATCTATGACCAACGCAAGTAACGTTGGTGTAGGAACTGCCAGCCCAGTAGCAAAATTTGTAGTAAGTAATGCTGCTGCTGAAGGGCTTGAAATCAATCCTACTGGAGGCGTCGGCGGTGGCGCTACAATTGTTACCTATAACCGTAACACTTCGGCTTACACGGCTCTGACCACTTATGCCACGACACAAACTTGGTACTCTAATGGAACCACACGCGCGATTGATTTAGATACTACCGGCAACGTTGGTATCGGTGCAGCAACACCGACCTTTACTTCCGGATCTGGTCTAGAAATCCAAAGAACTGGTACCGCAACACTTCGTTTGGATTCGGCGACCTTTGCAACTGAACTTCGTGGACATACAGATGGTACGCAAATCTACCAGCTCAGCGCAGGTTACCTAGCCTTTGGTGCGAATAACGTAGAAACTGCAAGATTTGCAGCAAACGGCAACTTTGGCATTGGCACTACAACTCCTGGTTACAAACTTGAAGTCAACGGATCTTTTGCTGCTACAACAAAAAGCTTCTTGATCGATCACCCAACTAAGGAAGGTTTAAAACTTCGTTACGGATCTCTTGAAGGTCCAGAAAACGGCGTGTATCTTCGTGGAAGACTTAAGGATTCAAACGTCATTGAACTTCCGGAATATTGGACTGGTCTGGTTGATGAAAATACAATTACTGTTAATTTAACTGCCATTGGCAAATCTCAAAAACTCTGGGTCGAAAATATCATTGATAATAAAGTATATATTGGTGGCAAGAATATTAATTGCTTCTATACAATATTTGCTGAACGCAAGGATGTTGAAAAGCTTGAAGTGGAGTTTTAATTGTGGCGATCTCGTATAATACATCAATAGTTAGAGATGGATTAATACTAAACATCGATGCAAACAACCCAAGATCGAACAAAGGAAGAAACAGAAATGTTCTTTCTTGGTATGATTGGCCCACAGATTTATCAGATGACATTAGTGCTACTGGATCGTGGCCATCATATGGAAGAAATGGTGAAGTAGGTATTAATACTCGCACATTGGATACAAATCCATTTGGTGTTTCAGATATAGTTTGGAACGTATCTAACCAAGATGCAGCTTCTGATGACGACGGCGGATGGAATACAAGTACATTTGCTATAGATGTTACAAAAACTTATCGTTTTTCTACATGGATGAGAAGAAAAACTGTAGGTAATGGATCATCATATCTTGGACCACATTCTAACTGGAGCGCAGTGCCAGGAGAATATATTTTAAATAGATCCAATGCCGCCGAGAATCAAAACCCATATTTTGTAGCTGCTGCTTGGTGGGGTGTTGCTAATGATTGGTATTTAGTTGTTGGTCATGTATGGGCAGCCGGCAGTGGTACAGGAAGTGCTCATCCAGATTCTGGAATTTATAACACGGCTGGCACAAAAATAGCAAGCTGTACAGACTTTATGTGGGCTCCGACAAATACTACATCATTCCAAAGATCGTATCTCTATTACTCAACCGATGTTACAACAAACCAACAATGGTATCAACCGAGAGTTGATGCACTTGATGGTACGCAGCCGACTATTACAGAACTTTTGAATAATGCTGGAAATAGATGTTATAATCTAGTAGAACCCACAAATACAGTCACGTTATTTAATCAGACTAGATACGCACAAGGCGCGTTTGTATTTGATGGATCTCATGATTATATTGGCGTTTCATCCCCTTCTGGTAAATGGAACTGGGCTCCAACAAGTAGTTCTTTCAAAAACACTCTCTCAATAGAGATGTGGGTCAAGAGTTCAGATACATCGGGTCAATATATATCAAAACCGTGGAATGGCAACGGTGAGTATAATTACCAATCCAGTCATAATAGTTGGTTTACTTCTGTAGGCAATCAATCGCACAGTCAAAGCTTTACTTCTCTAGCCACAGGGAACTGGGAGCATGTCGTATTCATTGTAACACCTACACAAAAAGCAGTATATCGTAACGGTATTATTAACGCGGCCTATACAAACCACAGCATTACGAATAATACTCCTACAACTGCAAATAACAATGAAGACTTGGCACTTATGACTTTGTATCCATACGGATTTTATACTTGGGATCAGCCTACACATGCAATTGCAGGATCTTTGGCATCATGCAAAATTTATAATAAAGTATTGTCAGCGGCAGAGGTTTTGCAAAACTTTACTGCAATGAGAGGACGGTTTGGAGTATGACACCTGAAGAAATGCAATCAAGATTGGATATCTGCAAAGAATGCGATAGTTTTGTTATTGAAGAATTTGGCACCAGTTGCAGTGAATGCATTGGCGGATGCTCGATTAGTAAGCTTATTTCTCATGAAGAAGAAATATGCCCAAAAGGTAAGTGGTAATGGGTTTAGTACAATCTCCTAAAATTGTAACAAATGGATTGGTGTTTTATTACGACCAAAATAACATTAAGTCGTATGTGGGCCCGGCTATTCAAAACCGTGCGCCTGGACTTGCATCAAACTATGGATCAGTTCCATCAACAGCGACAGGTAGATCTTATTCTGGCGGAACTGAAGTTGTAAATGTTCCTCAGATAGGTCCAACCACAGTTGCATTTACTAATATTCAAAATAACTATACATCATTTACTCCAAATTCGACTGATTGTTGTCCAAGCCCACATACATATACCGGTAACTTTGCTGTAAGTCCTTCTACGCTATATACGTATGCTATCGTATATAAAGTTCTTTCTGGATATACTCATGCCAACTTTATGTATCGATATGAATATACTTCAAATGGCGGGTCTTATGTAACAGAAGGCGGTGTACATAATACTTCAAACAGAGTTCATCTTGGAGATGATTGGTATTGGGCATGGGGAACTTTTACTACACAAGCCACTACAAATTGGATTCAATATGCCGGTTCATATTATTATAGGTATTCGAATGAAACCGATAAGTTCTCAATAGCCAGGGTTCTTATTGTTCAAGGCGATTATACTGGATTACATCCGAGACACTGGCCAGCAGTAAACACAACGAGAGCAAATACAGCCGCACTTTTAGATCCTATTGGTAAAAACACTATAACAGCCACAAGTCTTACTTATGCTGCAAATGGGTCTTTTAGTTTTAATGGAAGTAGTAATTATATAACCGTCCCTCTTACTAATTTAGGATCGCAAAGAAACACTTTTACAATTGAATTGTGGGCTAGGCTTTCTGGCTCGACAGCTAATTTACTTTTTAATGCCAAGGGGCAGGGATTATATCCCAGAATTACAAATACGGGTTCTAATATAGTACAGGTTCAATATAGACCAAATGGCGTAACGACTTCTATTAATTCTAATACTATCACTCTTAATACATGGTATCATTTTGTGTTTACGTATGATTCTTCAGCAGGAGGTAAATTATACACAAATGGAATTCTTACTGGTTCTGAAACTACAACGTTGGGTACGCATGACGGTGGGACGTCCGGTTCGATGTTAATTGGTAATGATACAAATTTAAATTATTGGGGCAAAGGCGATATCGATATAGTAAAGATGTATGATAAAGTATTAACGGCCGTTGAAATCCAACAAAACTTCAACGCTCTAAGAGGAAGGTATGGAATCTAATGGGTGTTTTTTCTGGTCCCAATTTAAAAATGGAAAATACTGTTAACATCAGCAACATAGTTACTGATCAATTGCAATTATATTATGATTCTGCAAGATCGTTCTCATATAGTGGGGCCGGCGCAATTTGGAAAGATCTTTCCGGCAATGCACGCAATTTAACATTATACAATGCTGGTGGAACAACATACTCTACACAACCGGCCGGCCCACCAGTATATGATAGTGTTTCGTCCAAAGGTATATTTACGTTTGACGGGACAAATGACTGGGGTAAGTTTAGTAACTATACATTTCCAGCAAATGTTACCGTTTCAATTTGGGCAAGAACATCAGATTCAAGCGGAAACAGAAAAGGTTTGATTTCAAATTGTAGTGGAGGCCCAGTTGGTTTGTCATACGAAATGAATAGTAGTAAAATGCACTATTATTACTATACTACAAGCTGGCAAAGTGCTTATGGTGTTGCAACTATTAATAATGGTGCTTGGAAAAATTTGGTGTGGGCAAAGTCCGGTACTAATATGAGAATGTACATTAATGGAACATTAGATTCCAACACCACTTTAGTAGGAAGCGTAACAGCTGTTATGAATTGCATAGGTACGAGTTGGGGGCCATGCAATTCTGATTCTTATGGACCAGGACAAGATGGCTATTCGACTGTTTGGCCAGGATCAATTGCAATCGTAATGGTGCATTCAAAGCAACTGTCCGATGCCGAAGTTCTACAGAATTATGATAATACTAAAAGAAGATTCGGTCTATAAATATAAAAAAATAAGGCAAAAGCATGGCTGACAGCTATAAAGATATTATTATAACTCCAAACAGAAGTAACACCGCCGATCCAAAGATCGAATTTCGCGGTGGTAATTCTTCTGTTAACACAGCAATTACTGTTCAGACATATCCCACATCAAATGGAACTCTTTCTTTTGAAGGTTCAGCCGGCCAACTATTTTCTATTACTAATGACTTAACCGGTTCTATATTTTCTGTTAATGATATTTCAGGTATACCGTCGATTGAGGTGTTTGCCAATGGCCAAATTAATATGGCACAATATGGCGGTAATATTGTTATTGGAACTGGCGTAGGATTATCAGCAAACGGATCATACGGTTCATCAGGTCAGGCTCTTGTTTCTAATGGATCTTCTATTTTTTGGTCATCTAATCCAGGCTTTACTGGATCTGCAGGGTCAACAGGCCCGACCGGTCCAACCGGACCGACAGGACCTACTGGTTTCACAGGATCTCAAGGTGTTACAGGCCCGACCGGTCCAACCGGTCCAACCGGACCGACAGGACCTACTGGATTTACAGGATCTCAAGGTACTACAGGTCCACAGGGACCGGCTGGACCGACAGGACCTACTGGATTTACAGGATCTCAAGGTGCTACAGGCCCACAGGGACCAGCTGGGCCAGCTGGCCCACAAGGACCAGCAGGTCCTACAGGTTTTACTGGTAGCCAAGGTACTACAGGGCCAACCGGGCCAACTGGACCACAGGGACCGGCTGGTCCCACAGGTCCGCAAGGACCTATTGGTTTCACTGGTAGCCAAGGGACTACAGGTCCAACGGGTCCACAGGGACCTGCCGGCCCAACAGGACCAGCTGGTTCTACTGGATTTACCGGATCTCAAGGTGCTACAGGACCCACTGGTCCAACAGGGCCAACTGGACCCCAAGGTCCTGCCGGTCCAGCAGGACCTACTGGATTTACTGGATCGCAAGGTGTTACAGGACCCACGGGTCCAACAGGTCCTACCGGTCCACAGGGACCAATTGGATTTACTGGATCAAGAGGGCCGACTGAATATAATACTCACTTTGCTAATTATGTTTTAAGTGGCGGCGGAACAGTAACATATAATGGATCTGCAGTACTTTGGAACCAACGTGTTATTGCCATTCCTGTTGAAAATACTGAATTTGGTAGTTCCGGATATATTGATATTAACTGTCCAACCAGCGGCACAGTTACTTATTATCCTTCTACTGGTGGTACGTCTACTGTAACTTGTACAGCAAATGGTATACCTCTTGCTGCGTGGGAAGCTATTTGGTATCAGGTTACACCTGGACAGTCGAGTACAAGTGATCAAACAAAATTCCGTGTAACTGAATATCGAAATGCTGCATGGTCACCCGGCGAGGGATGGTTATTGATTGCTGTAAGAAATGGCGATAGTAATACTGTTAAATGGATGCCAGGACAAATTATTATTCCATCAGGCGGTTCATTTACTACATCAACAAGTATTGCTTCATGGAGAACCGGTTTCACCGGATCCCAGGGTGCTACAGGGCCAACCGGTCCTACCGGCCCAACAGGACCTACTGGATTTACCGGTAGCCAAGGTGCTACTGGTCCAACAGGACCTACGGGACCTACCGGGCCCCAAGGTCCTGCCGGTCCAGCGGGTGCTACTGGATTTACCGGATCTCAAGGTGCTACAGGTCCTACCGGCCCACAAGGCGCACAAGGTGTCGCCGGGCCAACGGGACCACAAGGACCAGCAGGTCCAGCGGGTGCTACTGGATTTACCGGATCTCAAGGTGCCACAGGTCCTACTGGTCCAACCGGCCCTACAGGACCGACTGGGCCACAAGGAACCCAAGGTCCTACTGGATTCACAGGATCTGGATACGGTACAAGTGCCAACGTCCAGATGGGATCGCTCGGCGTTGGTACTCCTGCATCAGGTACAACTGGTGAAATCAGAGCAACAAATAACATTACAGCATATTACTCAGATGATCGTCTGAAAAATCGCATAAGTAATATTAATAATGCGCTTAATAAACTTCTTTCTTTAAATGGTTTCTATTATGAAGCTAATGAAATAGCGCAAGCACTTGGATATGAAAAGAAGAAAGAGGTTGGTGTATCAGCTCAAGAAGTACAAGCAGTACTTCCAGAAATTGTTGTTCCTGCTCCTATTGATGAAAAGTACTTAACTGTTCGATATGAAAAAATAGTTCCTCTTCTCATTGAAGCTATCAAAGAGCAGCAAACACAAATAGACGCATTGCAATCTCAAATAGCAGCAGTGTTGAATGAAAAATAAGTATATAAATACCTTGTAAAAATATTAAGGGAAGTACAGTAAATGCCATTAGATTTTCCGGGCTCTCCTACGAACGGTCAGCAGTATACATCTGCTGGTATTACGTGGACATATAGTTCTGCTTATGGAACATGGGATGTTTCATCAGCGGGACCTTCTGGCCCTACGGGTTTCACTGGTTCTGCCGGACCTGCTGGTCCTACTGGGTTTACTGGATCTCAAGGCGACAAAGGTGGGGTGAGATACGCGTTTAGCACCACAACAACCGACGCCGATCCTGGAGCCGGGGTTTTAGCCTATAATAATGCCACGATTGGTTCAGTAACACAAATCTTTATTGACAATGTCGATGCCGCTGGTGTTACTCAGACCGCCTGGTACGATACCTGGGATGATAGCACAAACACGGTTCGTGGCCAGTTAACAATCGTAGGAAACTTGGCTGGTAGTACTGTTGTTAACGTTTTTAACGTAACAGGTGCAGTGACTGTTGCTTCCGGTTATTATAAAATCCCGGTAGCTTATGTTTCAGGTTCATTGCCAACTAACGCCGCGGCTCTTGCAATTAATTTCTCAAGAGCGGGTAACCTTGGATTTACAGGATCTGCTGGTACTAATGGCCCTACAGGTCCTGCTGGTCCAGCAGGTCCTACTGGATTCACAGGATCAGGCGGTGCGGCAGGTCCTACTGGGTTTACAGGATCACAAGGCGCGACAGGTTTCACAGGCTCTGGATACGGTACATCAGCTAACGTTCAAATGGGATCTCTTGGCGTTGGCACGCCGGCTTCAGGCACAACCGGCGAAATTCGTGCAACAAATAATATCACTGCATACTATTCTTCTGACCGAAAATTCAAAGAAAATATCAAGCCTATTGAAAACGCTCTTGATAAAGTCGTTGCGATTGGCGGTCAAACATTCGATTGGTCTAAAGAATATTTAGATGCTCATGGCGGTGCTGACGGTTACTTTGTTACATCATCTGATTTTGGCGTTATTGCACAGGATGTGGAAAAGGTTTTCCCATTAGCTGTTAGAAAAAGAAACGACGGAACTCTTGCTGTTGACTACGAAAAGCTCTGTGCGCTGGCCTTCCAAGCTATCAAAGAACAGCAAGACCATATAAATATGTTAAATGAAAGAATTAACACACTGGAGACAAAGTTATGAAAAAGACTTCAATTTTAGCACTAGCGCTTGGTGTAGCAGTACTTGCTGGCTGTGAAGCAGAAACTCCGGCTCCACCGGCTCCTCCTGGTGCTGGTGATTGCACCGATTGTTCTGGTGTTATTACTGATGGTGCACCTGGTCAAGTACAACCACGACAGGTAAGTGAAAATAGCTAATGCCATTACAGACTACCGGTGCTATATCTTTAAATGACGTACAGACTGAGTTCGGCGGGGGAAATCCAATTAGCATAAACGAGTATTATGCTGGTGGTGCTTCCGTACCTTCTGGTACGAGTGGCACTAATGGTGCTGTTCCTACTAGCGGGCAGATTAGTCTTTCTAGTTTTTATGGCACCGGTATTACTGTTTCTATTACGGATCAAACAATTTCTTCAACGGGATTTGGCACACGTTACGGATATTATTTTGTTACAGCCGGCGGAAAGATTCAACAATCTACGCAATCAGGCGGTATTAACCCATCTGATCTTGAAACATGGGTTGCATCAAATACTGCCGGAAGTCTTTTCGATGTAAGAGTCACGGTTACTGCCGGTTCTCTATCAGGTAACTCCACCGGTGTTTGGTTAGCTATGTCCGGTGGAACACGCAGTTGGTTTAACCAAACGACATTTAGCGGTGATACTCAATTTACAACATTCACTGTCGATCTTCGTAGAACCGGAAACACTACAATTCTAGATACAGCTACTATTACAATTGATCTTAATGAACTTTAATATTTAAAAGTGAGGATTATACTATGAATCAAGTTTGGCAATTTTGGCATGCCCAATTAAACGATGATATGATTAATAACATTATCAGCGTAGGAGAACAATACCCCATTGCTGACGCTGGATTAGGATTTGATGGGTCTACATCAAATAATAATACTCGAAAGAGTGAGATTCGCTGGATTAATGCAAATGACTACCAAAGCAAGTTTATCGTCGATATGCTCTGGTATTTTGCACGAGAAGCAAATCGAAATGCTTTCGGATTTAATATAGATTACTTGCCAGACATTCAGTTTACTAAATACTCGGCTGATGAAAACGGTAAGTATGATTGGCATTGTGATACATTCTGGGCAAATCCTTCTGCATACGATCGTAAGATTTCTTTGGTAATTCAGCTGACCGATCCATCTGAATACGAGGGTGGAGACTTTCAATTAGATCCACAATATCCAGCTCTTCCTTCTACAATTCGTGACAAAGGATCGGTGATTGCTTTTCCGTCATTTTTAAACCATAGAGTCACGCCGGTCACCCGCGGGGTTCGTAGATCTCTGGTATCGTGGATTCAAGGTCCTAAGTTTAGATAAATAAATAGAATCAAAACTTAGGATGTCGAGATGGCTACACCAACAACTAAAGCTGAATTTAAAGAGTATTGCCTACGTAAGTTAGGTAAGCCGGTAATCGAAATCAACGTAGATGATGACCAAGTAGACGATCGTATTGACGAAGCAATTCGTTACTGGTATGATTACCACTTCGACGGATCAGATAGAGTATACTACAAGCATCAGGTCACAGACACTGATAAAGCTAATAAGTACATCACACTGCCTGAGAATATTATCGGCGCAGTTCGCGTTTTTCAGATCGGCGATCCATCAATTCGTGCCGACGATCTTTTCAATATTCGTTATCAGATCGCTCTGAACGACCTCTATACATTGACAAACGTTTCTCTCGTTCCTTACTATATGGTAATGGAACATCTTGCGCTTGTGACAGAGCTTCTCGTTGGTCAACAACCAATTCGCTATGCTCGTCATAAGGACAGGCTGCATGTTGATATGGACTGGAATACAGTTCCAGCCGGAACATATCTCCTGGTCGAAGCTTATGAAGTTGTGAATCCAGAAACATGGACCGATGCATGGAACGACCGCTGGCTCCAGAACTATGCCACAGCTCTGATCAAGAGACAGTGGGGATCGAACTTAACTAAGTTTACCGGTATGCAACTTCCTGGCGGTGTGCAGTTCAATGGCGAAAAGATTTATGACGATGCCACTGAAGAAATTCGAAGAATGGAAGATGAGATGATTTCGTCGTATTCTCTTCCGGTTCTTGATATGATCGGATAAGATCTTGACTACTAATTTCTATTTCAATAATTTTAGTAATAGCCAAGAACAGCTTTTGATAGAAGATCTCGTAATGGAGTCTATCAAGGTCTATGGCCATGATCTGTATTATTGTCCTAGAACAATCATAGCCAAAGATGATATCTACGGAGAAGATACTCTCTCCGAATACAAGACTGCTTACTTCATCGACATGTACATTAAGAATGTCGATAGTTATGAGGGCGACGGAAACTTCTTATCAAAGTTCAATCTGGAAATTCGAGACCAGATGACTTTGACTGTTTCTGTTCGTAACTTCTTAAACGAAATTGGAAGTCTAGAAAATATTGAAAGACCGAGAGAAGGCGATCTCATTTACATTCCAATGCTAGATCGTCTCTGGGTAGTCAAGTATGTAAACAAAAATGCTGTATTCTATCAGATGGGTGCAATTCAAATGTACGATCTGGTATGTGAAATGTTTGAATACAGCTCAGAAAGATTTAGCACCGGCATCGAAGCAATTGATAGTATCGAAAAAGATCTTTCACTTGATGCCACAGAATATGCTCTTCTTACACAAGACGGATTTATTATTACTGATCAAGACGGATATCAGATTGTTCAGAGTGGCTACAACTTCGAAGAGCAAGCAAGAGATCCGTACGAAGATAATACAGAATTCCAATTAGAGGGTGATGCTATCTTAGACTGGTCGCAGATTGATCCATTCTCAGAGGGAGCAGTATAATGTTCGGCCGTACCTGGAATCATGATACTCTGAGAAAGTATGTAGTTTTATTCGGAACTCTTTTCAATAACATCTGGATCACACGCGACAGTGCATCTGGTGAATCGATTCAGACACTGAAGGTTCCTCTTTCTTATGGACCAAAAGAAAAGTTCTTAGCAAGACTTGAGGGTAACCCAGGGCTTTCAAATAAAGTCGGCGTTGTTCTTCCACGTATCTCTTTTGAGATGACTTCTTTTACGTATGACTCTGAAAGAAAACTGAATACATTGAATCGGTATTATAAGCAACCAACAAACAATGGTACAGACGATCGTATTGCTTATCAGTATATGCCTGTTCCGTATAACATTACATTTCAGATGTCGATCATGGTGAAGAATGCAGAGGATGGAACACGTATCATTGAACAGATTCTTCCGTACTTTACTCCAGAGTGGACAGCTTCTGTAAACCTAATTCCTGGCATCGATGCTATAATGGACATTCCAATTGTTCTGAACGATATCAACGTAACTGATACTTATGAAGGCCGCTTCGAAGAAAGACGTGCTATCATCTGGGATCTGACATTTACAATGAAAGCATACATCTTTGGACCAACAAAGAAATCTGGCCTGATCAAGTTTGCTCAAGCAAATATGAGACTCACAGATTCACCTACTACGGCAAATGCATTTACTACTGCAAACACTGTGGTAGTGACAGCAAAGCCAGGACTCACCGCACAGGGTGAACCTACAAGCAATGCAGCTCTATCAATTGATTATCTGGAAATCAAATCAACTGATGATTATGGATTCATTAATGACTTTATAGAGAATATCTAATGAGTAATATCGATAAATTTACTGGTTCAAATTTACCAGCAGTAGTTGAAAAGAAGGCTACCACTCAGACCGAGGCAGATTTTGAATATGCCCGCGAAAACATGATGGAAGTTATCAATAAAGGCCAAGAGGCACTCTTTGATCTCATGGATGTAGCTCGTCAGAGTCAGCACCCAAGAGCCTACGAAGTTCTGGCTACTATGATGAACACTATGGTCGGTGCAAGTAAAGACTTACTTGATCTACAGGCGAAGAAAAAAAAGATTCTAGAAGCCGATCCTGAAGCTTCTCCACAGCAAGTTACAAACAATCTTTTTGTGGGGTCGACCGCCGATCTACAGAAGATGATATCAAACATCAAAGGTGATTCTACCTAATGTTTGACTCTGTAAAGAAAATGTTTGACAAGGGTTACAATGGCAATCCACTTCTCAAGAAAGCTCGTCGTAAGATCGAGTGGACTCCTGAGATGGTGGAAGAATACATCAAGTGTGCGCAAGATCCGATATACTTTGCTGAAAAGTATATTCAAATCGTTCATGTTGATCATGGTCTGATTCCAATCAAGCTGTACGATTATCAAAAAGAAATCATCACCAAGTTAACTAATAACCGTCGAGTTACCGTTGTTACATCTCGTCAGGCTGGTAAGACAACAACCGCCGCGGCTATTATTCTTCATTACATTCTGTTTAACGACCACAAAACAGTTGCTCTTCTTGCTAACAAGGGCGATGCGGCTCGTGAAATTCTGGACAGAATCAAACTGTCTTATGAATCTCTGCCAGAGTGGCTGCAGCAGGGTGTGGTTGAATGGAACAAGGGTTCGATTGAACTTGAGAATGGTTGTAAAGTTATTGCTGCTGCAACCTCGTCTTCTGCCATTCGTGGTAAGTCGATCTCGCTGCTATACATCGACGAAGCTGCATTCGTTGAAAACTGGGATGAGTTCTTTGCATCGGTTTTCCCTACAATTTCAT